GGCGAACAGCGCGTTCTGGGCGTGCGTCATGAATCTTGCTCGGACGTTTGGTACGTTGCTGCTTCACGTCTACCAAAGGAATGCCGGCAGCCGTGTCCGTGTGGACGATACGGTGGAGGCGATGTTGTTCCAGAACCCATGCACGTACATGGATCCCTATACATTTCGGTTTGTCATGAGCTTGAACTATGAACTGTACGGCGCCGCGTTCGCCAAAGTCTACAGGCTGAAGAATGGGACTCCGTGGACGCTTGCGCCGATTGCCGCGACTAAGCTGCGTACCGACGTCAGGGACGGCCGGCTGATATACATATACGACCAGACCGGCGAGGTGATTCCCCGTGAGGACATGGTTGTCCTCATGAACACCACCATGAACGGGCTCGTTCCCCTCAAGGTGCTCGACTATATCCGTACCGACATCGCCCTAGCGAACAGCGCGAAACAGATGCAGGAGAATTTCTATTCACGCGGGACGAACGTCGGGGGAATCATATACGTACCTCCCGGCACAGACAAGGCGAAGAAGGACGAAGCCAAGGAATCTTTCATAACCGGTTATTCCGGTGCTGCGAACGCTTTCAAGATTGCCGTCATCGATGAAAGATTCAAATATACACCCATTTCAATCAATTCCAAGAGCGCCGAATTCCTGGAGGCCCAGAAGTGGACGGTGACGGAGGTCGCACGCCGTTTCGGTGTACCGGAATCATTCGCGGGCGGCAACACGCAGGAGAAATATTCAAACGCCGAGCAGAAGGACATAGACCTGGTACGGTTCTCGATCCTGCCCCGTGCGGTCAGCTGGCAGGACGGGTTCAACCGGATTTTTTCCGACCGCTCGTATTTTGTCCGATTGAACCTGAACGGCCTGATGCGGGGTGACGTCGCGGCCCGCGGTACCTGGTATACGCAGATGCTCAATTCCGGGGTGTTTTGCGTCAACGACGTCCGGGCCCTGGAGGACATGGACCCCATCCCGAACGGCGACGTCTTTTTCATGCCCATGAACTACGTCCCGCGCGACATCGCGATCAAGACGAATCCGTACACCGGAGTGGCGAATGAAACGGTCAAGGCGGTCAGGAAGGCGTTGGACGGGCTGAGGTTTGCCGATGTCACTGATGTACGTGAAACGCCCCTCGTGGACAAGAGGATGATCGAGCGACAATTCGTCGAGGAACGGAAAACAGCCGTGGCGTCCAGCAGGAAAGCGCTGGAGCGCCTTGTCCGCCATCAGTTGAAAAAGGAGATCGATGAGTTGGTCGCTCTGGCCTCCACCGCATCCGGCGCATCCGATGTCCTTGAACAATTCAAGATCACGCTTGACAGAATCGCCCATGAATTCGGGGACTCCTACGTTTCGGCGTTCGCCACCATCGCCACGAAGCTTCAGCCGATTGTCCAGAGACAGGTCTCTACCGGCGGGGAGCTGGACGCGGAAGCTTTGGACAAGTTCTTGAAGGCGTATGGCTACAAAGCGGCGGACCGCCACGCCCTGTACCGGGCGCAGGCGGCAGAAAAGGCTTTGTCCGACATACCTGATGACCAGCTACAGGGCGCGGTGGACGACATGACACAGGCATGGATCACGGATGTCCCGGCAGAAGAATCGAGTGCCGAGCTGCACCGTTCATCCAACGCCTTGACGACCTGGATGTACGGTGCTCTCGGCGTGACCTACATGCATGTCGTCACATCGTCCGGCTGCTGTGATTTCTGCGAGAAGCTGGACGGGCGTGTCGTCGAAGTGAACGGCGCGATCCTGAAGAAAGGGGACGACGTGGACGATGGCGCGGGAAACGTACTGCATATAAACAAGACCTTGAAGCACCCTCCGTTCCATCGCGGATGTGAATGCTCGGTGGCTCCGGGGAAGTGAGGAATAGATGGCCAAGGAACGTTTGATTGAGAATATCGCCGAACTCCATATGGAGAGAATCGATGAAAACAGGCTGAACGAAGAGCGGGGGGCCGTCTCCGGATGGACCGCGCCCATCTGGGATTTGGGCAAGCTGAACCTGAACGGCCGGGTGTACACGCTTGAACTGGCGAACAGGATCGTCAGTGAAAACCGGGCGACGCTGGTCTACGACAGCCATGACCACGGCTATGGATCGGCGTACATGGAGACCGTCGCGATCGCGAAGAATCCGCGTGTCGAAAACAACCAGCTATGGGTCGATATACTGCTGGTGGACCGGGCGTATGCGGACAAGATCGCGGTAATCCATGATTCCGGCGTTCCGGTTGGCGTCTCTTCCGTGGGATACGGGGAGACGGACAAGGACGGGGTGGTGGATGCAAATACCTATGTGCTTGAAAGATATCTGGATTTTGTGATTCATCCCGCGAACAAATCGTTTGCGCAACCGAATGAAAAGAACCCGGCCAAGGAGAATACTGACGCTTCCGGCAAGCTGTTGACGGACGCGGACACCTCGCTGGAGGTGCGCAGAGCCAAGGTCGAGGCATATGGACGCATCGAAAAACTATTGTAAGGAAGGTTTGAAATGGAGAAGTTGAAAGCAAAGCTGGCGGCCATGGAAGCCAAGAGGGCGACGTTGTTCACCGCTATGACGGAAAGTCTCGCGGAAGCGGACATCACCGCATACGAGGACTGCCTGAAGGAGATCGCGAAGATCAAGGATGTCATCGCGGCCGAGGAATCCCTCCTGAAAAATGAGGGTGCTGTACCCAATGGCACCGACATGCAGGAACAGCAGGCACTTGACGAAGGCGTCGAGTTCATCAAGAAGATCAGAGAGGCGGTCGCCGTAGGGGCTAACTATACCGGACTTGTCCCCAAGACGGTAGCCGCGGATATCATCAGACGACGTGAGAAGTTCGGAAAATTGCGCGGCCGGTGCCGCGTCATCTCCATCAGTGGCGACTACACGCTGGCCGTTGACGGTGACGACATCGTAGCTGAATACGTCGGTGAAGCCGCGGAGAGTCCAGAAAAGACTCCGACCCTCTCCAAGGTCACGTTCGGTGCGCATACCCTGTCCGTGCTCGTGAAGGTGTCCAATGAATTCATCAACGACATGGCGTTTGACGCGCTCGCATGGCTCACCGAGAAGGTCGCTAAGGCGTTCGCGAAGAAGGAGGACACGGAGATCGTCAAGGGCGACGGGGCTACCGGGCACATGGCCGGAATCCTTACCGCCGTGACTGCTCCGGCAATTACGTCGGCTTCCGCCACCGCCGTGACGCTCGATGAGATCAAAACGCTCATCGGCAAACTGGGGGACTATAAGGACGGCGCCGTGCTGATCATGAATTCCGACACGAAGACTCAGATTTCGTTGCTGAAGGATTCCAACGGCCAGTATTATTTCCCGCTCCAGTCCGACCTTACGGTTATCCAGGGCGTTCCCATCATCGAGCTGTCCGATATAGATGCGATGGCGGCGGGCAAAACCGCGATCATCGCCGCGAATTTGAACTACTACCAGATCGTGGACCGGCAGGGTATGGAGATTTCCATCCTCAACGAGCTGTATGCGACGACCAGGCAGAAAGGAATCCTCGCGGCTGAACGTCTGGATGGAAACGTCCTGATCAAGGACGCCTTCAAGACGTTGAAGATGAAAGCGTCCGCATAAGGGGGGTGCGGGATGACCGAACTAGTCACGCTGGACGAGCTCCAGCAGGTATATGGGATACGGCTCGAATCCGAGGCCATGAGGGCGCGCTACGCCTCACTCGTCAAGGCTGCGAGCAATGCTTGCCAGATGTGGCTGGGGCGGGATATCGGTATCCGGGAATTGGTCGAATATCACGACGGTACTGGCCGTTCGAGGTTCGTCCTTGACGAAGCCCCCGTCGTGGAAATCTCGAAACTGGCCATGTCCTATACGAGGGATTTTTCGGCGCCGTTGTCTTCCGGCCAGTATCGCGTCGATCCTGCGACCGGCATTGTCACGCTGTACGGCATGGTGACGCCGGTCGCCATGGACGTAATCATGGTTGTATACCGGACGGGCTACGACCCTATACCTGACGACATCAAGGCCGCTTGCGTCGATACCCTCCAGCTGATGGCCCGGAGGGTGTCGGCGGTTTCCGGCGGGGTGACCAGCCGGACGGTTGACGGTGGTACCGAGCAGTTTGAGACGACGGGACCGACCGACTACGCCAAGCTGTTGCTTCGTCCGTACCAGAGAGGGGCGGTGAGATGAATGGGAGAAGTCTTTTCCAGATTAAGATCGACGATGCGGTGACGGATCGCCTCCGACAGCTCGGTGCCGACATGGGAAAGATTGCTACGTTCTCAGGTGGAGATGTCGCCAATGATATGGCCGACTATATCCGTCAATCATTTCTCAACGGTCGGGCGGTAGCCAAGAGAACCGGTGAGTTACACGAGAGCGTCAGGGCATGGCTAGGGCGGGACGCTTGGTTTGTCCGTTATGGCGTCGGCGTCAAAGGCTGGTTGAACTACGTGGAGGGATGGAGAGGTTCTAGCCAGGAATTCTTGCGGCCGGGAGCGAAGGAATATATTGCGACGGGAAAATACATAGGTCTCGTGGATGAAAATCTCGATCGGATGGTGAAAAAAATGGAGCTTATGTGATGTTCGATACGTACAAGGTTGTGGAAAGCGTCCTGGATTGCTTCAAGACGGCGTTGCCGCCCGTACTGAAAGAAACAGGACACGCGCCGATCGCGGAGTGGTCTATCGGATACAGGGATGTCGTGTCCGGCCTGCACGCCCATCCCGCCTTCCTGGTCAAGAGCGACACCGACTACAGGTCGGATGTTTCGGATCATTTCCAGACTCTGGAATTCGATGTAGCCGTCGTCCTGTCCAATTCGGACGCTGACGCCGGATACCGGGAGATTTGCGCCTACCAGTCCGCCGTCCGGCAGGTGCTGGTGGATCGGCACCATATGGACGGTGCGGTGGTACGGATCGCAAACGTCAGATATCAGAAGGCGAAGACCACGGACGGACTTTTCTTCCTGTTCGTGACGTTCGGAGCCGACGCTGATGTCCACGCATGGAGCGAATGATGATCAGATGTAAGAACTGCGGATGGAAATCCGCGGCAGACGAGAAGTATCCACGTATCTGCCCTGAGTGTGGACACGTGGCGGTACCGGTCGTTGAGAAAACTACCGGCAAGAATAAGGAGACCGTTGAACTGAAAAAGTTCGAGGAGGTAGCAAAGAATGGCTAAGACGGAAGTTCTGACCGGGCTTGACGGAGCCGTGAAGATCGGCGGTGACGCGTTGGTCTATGTCGATCAGTGGTCGTTGTCCATTTCCCAGTCCGTGGCGGATGTAAAGAAGCTCGGCACGATGTGGACCGGCAAGCGGGGGACTGGAAAAACCGCGACGGGATCAATCGGCGGATCGTTTTCCGAATCGGATACCGGCGTTGTCGCTCTCAGGACCGCGATGATCACCGATACCGAGACACGGGTCGATCTGCATCTGGTACATAGCCCGGCAATGGAATATTCGGGATCGGCGGTGTTGTCCGACATCCAGATCAGCACTCCCGCTGATGGAGTGTCAACATGGACAGCCAACTTCGCTTTTGACGGCGCTCCTGTCGCCAAGGCTCCTACGGGTGGCGCCTGATGCGTCTCAGTATCAGCACTACCGGAACGTTCAAACCCAAATGCATAGGCGGTGACAGCGAAGTAAAATATCGCCTGCTCACCGCCGAGCAGTTGGAGACCGTCCTGCGTCTGCCTGCCGAAAAGACCCAGTTCAACCAAATCTGGCGTTTGAGCGTAGTTTCCATCGATGGCGATGAAGAACCGTTGTTTGATGTTGACGGGATGGAAAAAAGGATTCCGGTAGGCAAACTGCCGGACTATCCTTCAACCTATGCCCTGATTCTCGAGGTCTCCCAGCATGTCCTGATGGACTCTGCCTTGACATCACAGGAAAAAAAAAGTCCCGACAGCTTTTCTGCCTAGCGATGGAAGGGTACACGAGGGACTACCGCCGTACATATGGCGGTACTGACAGGAAAATCGCGCTGAAGGGTGGGGAAGTTGTGAGGATATCCGACATCCCCGCCCTGTTCGATGACGAAGACGCCCTTTTTTGCTTGGACTTCTATTCCCATTACAGAATGATGGGGATGGCCTACGGCGGAGGGTGGGCCCAACAACCGGCCCGGCTGGTGGAGATCGTCAGGCTGCTCGATCCACTGGACCGAAAATATCGGCCAAGACTTCTATGAGGACAATATGCCCAAAGATATCGCGATCAAGATCAAAGCTGACGGCTCGCAAGCTCGCGGTGAAATCAATTCCACCGGTATGTCGATAGACCAGATGGGAGCCAACGGTATCAAGTCATTTCTCAACATGCACACCTCAGCGCTCAAATTCGTCGCCGCAGGTAGCGCGGTCGCTGCCGTGGCCGTTACCGCTGGCAGGAAGTTCTACGACCTCGCTCAGCAAAGCGCCGTCGCGCTTGACCGGGTGGACAAGATGTCGCAGAAAATCGGCTTGTCGCGCAAAGGTTTTCAGGAATGGGACTACGTGTTGGCACAATCTGGCGCTTCCGTCGAGGGCTTGCAGATGGGGATCAAGACGCTTTCCAATGCCGCTACGGCCGCGGAGAAAGGAACGAGGCAATATGCTGAAGCTTTTGATACCCTCGGTGTTTCCGTCACTGATTCCAGCGGGAAGCTGAAAGACCAGGAGACTCTTTTCAATGAGGTTTTCGCATCGCTTGCGGAGATGGAGAATGAGACGGAACGGACCGCATTGGCTAACCGCCTGCTGGGAAAGTCGGCCACGGAACTGGCTCCAGCTCTCAACAGCGGAGCTGACAGCATCAAGGAATTGCGCGACAGGGCTCATGATCTGGGACTTGTGATGAGCGACGAGGCTGTCGACGCCGGCGTCGCATGTGGGGACGCCATTGATGACATGAAGAAGGCTGGGCAAGCGTTGCTTACCCATTTTATCACACCCATGTTGCCGAAGATCACTGATTTGGCGCTTGGTGTCGCTGATTTCGCCGGGAAACTCTCCGGTAGCAAGCTGGCCAGTTCCGACCTGACGGGGAAGCTAAACGATCTAATAACGGCGAACGATGAATATGAACGTATCCTGCAAGGCGTGAAAACCGGGCAGGAAGGTTTTACCCAAGCCATGCTTGACAGTGCCGCTGCCGCCAAGGCCAACGTGCTCATTGACTTGAACAAAGCCTATAGCGAGAGTCTTTCGGAAGTGTCCAAGAACGAAAAAAGCCTGAACGAATGGAAGGATAAACTTGGGCAAGCTGAAAAAGGTCTGAGAGGGCTTGCAAATCAACTGGGCGTATCCAGAGAAGAACTCAGCCAAATGGCGGACAATGGTGATCTTGCGGGCAAAAGGCTGAAATCCGCGCTTCATTTTGACCGAAATATATTGGGATTGGATGTCCCCTATCTTGCAGGGGCAGAGATGGAAGATGTATATGCCGCCCTGATAAAAAAAGTAGATGAATCCGGAGCCGCTATCTCCAAGGCCAATGCCGCTGAAAAAACACTCGCGGCAAACCGGACGTCTTTTGTTGAACTACTCGCGCAGGCTTATAATGATGGAAGCGAGGACGCGAGGCTTTTTCTGCGGATGCATCAGGAATTGGTTCCGGAAGTGGAGGCTGCTGCGGATGCGCTGAACATCAGAACTGCCGCTGTCGCCCGTGCCAACAAGACCTTTGATGCCAATATCGGATATGGAAAAGACATGGTTCAATCCATGAAGGAAGAATCCGAGGCCGCCCTTCTGGTAGCGGAGTCCGAGGATGAAGAAGCTTTCCATACACAGATTCTCGCTCGTGCCAACGAATACCTGGGCAAAACCACCGGTTCTGTTTACGATGTCGCCAAAGCATATGACGAAGCGCAGAAAAAAGCTAACGCACTGGCTATCGCCAACGGTCTCCTTGGCAAGGAAACTGAAACTGCGGCGGCCCAGGCGAATATCTACGAAGCTGCAATCAATGAAATGATTAGCAATGGGGTCGATCCCTATGATGAGAAACTTCAAGAACTGTTGAAGCTATTCAACGAAACTTCCGACGCCGCGAAAAAAAACGCCGAAGCAACGAATACCCAGAAGAATGCGGTCTATAGTGTCGGCGACGCATTGAAAAAAGCGATCACCGACGCGAACAACCTCATGGTCGCCAACCGGCTGCTTGGAACCGAAGAAGAAACCGCCGCGGCCCGCGCGAACATCTTTGAGTCAGCCATCCGGGACATGGTGGCGAATGGCGTTGACCCGGCGAACGAAGACCTGAAGAATCTCATCGCCCTGTACAAAGGAGCTTCCGCCGCCGCCAAGGACGCTGGCGGAGAATCCCTGTCGTTCGGAGAAAAGCTACAGAAATCCTTCGACGCCGCTTTTCCTTCCACCGGTGCCAAGAAATGGGCGAAGGATGCACAGGACGTCATTTCCGGTACGAAGCAGTTCCTGCGGGACAATTTCGGCGATATCATCTCATGGGGCAAATCTTTCTATGATTCCATGACAAAGCTCCAGGAAGAGGCGTCGAAGCGGCAGATTGAACAGCTCGAAAAGCAGATGGAGCAAGAGAAGAAACTCCAGGAAAAACAGCTGAAGGT